ACGACGGCGCTCGGCCGCGGATCACCGCTGATCTTGGACAACCTCGGTCTCACGGTGAAGGTGGGCGAAGCGAATGAGGCGTACGCCCGCAAACTCGGGAAGGCCACCTCCGCGCTGACCGAGGGCGAGAAGAAGATGGCCTTCTACGAAGCGGCGATGACGGCCGCCAAGGCGAAGGTCGAGGAGCTGGGCGGCATCCACCTCACGTTCGCCGACCGGGTGAGGCAGGCGCGCACCGTCGTCACGAACTTCCTCGACTCCCTGTCGATCGCGGTCGCGCAGTCGCCGGTGATTGCGGCCGGGATGGACGCGATCGGGGCGTCGGTCGTGGCGGCGATGGGGCGGGACAAGGCGCAGCTCGTCCAGACCCTGATGACGTGTGTGAACGAGTTCGCGATTGGATTGACCTACCTCGCCGACACCGCCGTCTTCATCGCTCGGCGCGTCAGTGAGACCTTCGCGCTCCTGAAGGTCGTCATCGCCTCAGTGGGCGTGGCGATCACCTTCGTGCTCGAAGCCTCCCTGACGCAGATCGGCCAGATGATCGCGCTCGCCTCGAAGCTGCCCGTCGTGGGCGAGAAGTTCAAGGGCGTCGGCGAGCAGGTCGAGGGCATGCGGCAGGTCATGCAGGGGATGCGCCAGGACTACCAGGCGCAGGTCGGCGAGGCGATCGACGGGGCCGCGCGCCAGAGCGGCGCCCTCGACAAGGTGAGCCAGACCATTGGCACCGTCCGGGTGGCCATGATCGCCGCCAAGCGCGTCCAGGTGGAGGCGACCGCCGTCACCCATGAGCAGGCCGCCGCGCACGAGCAGGCCGCCGCCATGACGGAGGAGCAGCGGAAGAAGCTCGAGCAGTTCATCGAGAAGAACAAGCAGCTCGCGCCGACGGTCAACACGGTCAAGGCCGCTCTCGAGCTGGCGGATTTCTCGTGGCAGGAATCGACCGAACGGTGGACCGCCAACATGGGAACGGTCCTGACCACCTTCCGCACGCTCCAGAGCGAGATCACGCGGCTCCAGCTCGAAGGCACTGAGCAGCGGCTGTTCGACCTCGACGAAGCGCGGACCAAGGAACTGGAGGGGCTGGCGGTCCTGCGTGAGACGCACGCCGCGGAGTACGAGCAGATCGCGGCGATGGTCAACGAGAAGTACGCCCTCATGCGGGCGCAGGCGCTCGGCACCTACGGGTCGATCGAGCAGCGAGCCCGCGAGATGGGCTACGCCTCGCGGGCCGACCTCTCCGAGACCGCCCGGCACGCGAAGCGGATGTACGACGAGATGGCGGCCTCGGGGAAGTTCACGAAGGACGAGCTGCAGCGGGCGTGGGAGGACTACGAAACCGCACGGCGCGCGGCCGCGGGTGAGACGCGCGACTTCCAGCTCACGGCCAACCAGGCGGTACTTGAAGGCGCGCAGCAGGTCTTCGGCGTCCTCGGCCAGAAGTACAAGGCCGCGGCGATCGCGGGCGCGATCATCTCCACCTACCAGGCGATCGCGAAGGCGCTCGCGTCGGCGCCGTGGCCGTTCAACCTGGCGCTCGCGGCCGGCGCGGCGGCGGCCGGCTGGGCGAACGTGTCGAAGATCCGGTCCTCGGACGCCGGCTTCAGGGAGGGCACGCCCGGTCTGGACTTCGCGTCGTTCGGGCGCGAGACGTACGCGCCGCTCCACGGGGACGAGGCGGTCATTCCGCGGGGCGGCGGCCACCAGCTCGCGACCGAGATCGCGCGGTCGATGCGCGGCATGGGCGGGCGGCTGGCGGGCGCGGTGGGCGGGGTGGCGCGCGAGCTGGTGGTCCCGGTCACGCTACAGCTCGACGGCCGGACGGTGGCGCGCAAGGTGATTCGGTTGCAGCCGCGCGAGCTGGCGCTGATGGGGCTGGCGCGATAGGCGGGAGCACGGCATGAGCATTCCGATCCTCGACAACGACGGCATCGAGCGGGAGATTGCGTCCGACCTCACCGCGGATGGCGAAATTCAGCGCGTCTCCGTCCCGGGCGTCGCGACCGCGGCGAAGCAACCGGCGCTCGGCACGGCGGGCGCCCCGAGCGCGGACGTCCTCAGCGTGCAGGGCCGGGCGAACATGACGCCCGTCGCCGTGAACCTCGCGCGGCTCGACGGGACGCTTGTCAACCCGGATACGGACCCTGACGACTACGACGGCGACTACCACGATCCCGGTGAGAACACGCAAGCCACGAAGACGATTGCCTCGCCCGGCGCGGGCAAGCGCCTGGTCGTGACGGGCATCGACGCGGCGATGGTGGCCGACGCGACCGCGCCGACGGCCGTCGCGCGGTCGGTGGAGCTGGTGGCCGGCGCGGCGGTGATCCGGTCCTGGCGCTTTGCGTTGCAGGCCGTCGCGGGCGACCGCTGCGGCATCACAAAGGCGTGCTGGATTCCACTACCGCTCGATACGGCCGTGACGCTCCGGTGGTCCTCGGCCGGCGGGGCGCACACGTACCAGTCCGTGGACCTCGACGTGGTGACCCTCAGCGAGTAGGCCATGTGGATCGCGAGGCGAGGACCGATCGGGCGCGTGCGGGGCGGGGCGGTCATCGTGCCGCCGGTCGAGCCGGGGGACACCCTCGTCCACGGGGCGTCGGTGCAGATCACGGCCCTGAACGGGGTACCCCTGAGTGGGATGGGCACCAAGGCCGTGTCCGCGCCGTCGTGGCACGACATGCAGGCGGACCCGCTGGATCAGGCATTCGGCACGCCCTCCCTTGAGGGCGGCGGGTGGCCGAACTGGAATACGGAAGTCACTGGAGGACTGGCCTACTCCAGCTCGAACAATGTCGATTACCTGCGGGAACCCTACATCGTCAACACGCGCACGCGGGGTGGCCCCCACTGCACGCAGTCGCTGTATCAGCGGTACGGCTGGATCGCCTGCCCTGACGGCATCGTGCGGACGCAGTACGGGCAGTACGTGCGCCTGCGCGAGTTGCCTGACTCGCGCGCCTGGTACATCTCGTTCTATCGGCGGATGGAGTTACCGGAGGGTAGCGAGGCACTGACGCGGGATGCCGATGGCGTCATCCACGGGTCGCGCAATTGGAAGCCGCTCGGGCTGTTCGCCTATCAGGCCGTGGATGGCACGGACTACATGCAGTGGCGCCACGACCTTTACCCCTGCAACGGGACGGGGCACACGTATTTCGACTTCCGCGGCGTCGATTACACGGTCATGCCGAACGGGTACGAGTGGCTGTACCCCGCCATTGTGAGCGGGGTGATGACGCAGGGGGTGTGGCAGCGGCACGAGTACCTCGTGGACATCGGAACGGTCGGGAATCACGACTGGCACGCGCAGTGGTGGATCGACGGCGTGTTGCAGGTCGATTTCAAGTTCGCGGATGACCCGCCGACCGATGACTGGTCGGGCACGCTGCTGTACGACGACCACTTTCGCTGCATCGACATCAACAAGTATCTCGCGCAGGAAACATCCGACTACGCGAAAAAGGATCTGCCCATTGAGTTCTGGCTCGATGACCTGTACGTCGATTCGGACCAGGCGCGGGTCGAGATCGGGAATGCCGCGACGTGGGTGGCCTGCACGCACCGCGAGATCCAGCCGTGGACGGCGTGGGCGGACGGGTCGGTGACGGTGACGGTCAATCACGGGGCGCTTCCGCACGGGACCGCGTATCTTTACGCGATCAAGCCCGACGGGACGCCGTTCGACGCGACCGGGCAGCCGGTCACGCTGGGATAACCCATGGCCGCGCCTATCCTGACCAACGTCACCGTTTCGGCCCGCGACACCAGCGGTACGGCGTCGGCCGCCTACGCCTCCGCCCCGGCGGTTGGGAGCACGCTGATCGCCATCATCATCGGTGGGAGCACCTTCTCGCCGGCGAACGAGGGCACAACCCTCGCGGACGATGCGACGGGCGGCACGAACACCTGGGCGCGAAAGGTGTCGGTGGGCTGCCGCGGCAGCATGAGCCAGCCGGACGTCTCGATCTGGACCGCGCCCTGCGAGCGCACGAAGGCTGGGCTGACGGTCACGCTCACGCCGAACTACGGCCTCTATGGCTATCTCATCATCGGCGAAATCACAGGCGCGGACCCGACCGCCACCGACACGCCAGCCGGCTACGACAACAGCACGACGCCCGGCGTGGACTTCGCCGCCACGACCGATGCGGAGACGCTCCTGATCGGGGTCTCCCAGTCGGATGACACGGGCGCGGAGGCGTACAGCCTGCCCGGCGCTCCGTGGTCGGACGTGAGCACCGGCGCGAACGGCGGCGCGTTCTACAGCATAGTGAGCAGCCAGCGCACCTCGACGGGGAGCGACGACCTAGCCTGGGGCGCGTGGGCGGCCGCGAACCAGTGGTGCGCGTGCGGGGTCGTCTTTAAGGCTTCCGGTGGCGCCCCGCCTGCGGCCCCGCCCCCGAGGGCGTCGGGGATGCTGATGGGGTACTGGTGATGCTGCTCCTGCTGCTGCGGCCTCGCCGGGCTCGTCCGCTGCCGGCCGTCGTCTCCGGCCTCGACATCCTGGTCAACGGGATCTCGCGGAAGTGGGATACCGACGCGCCGATCCAGTGGAGCGGGCAGACGGTCGGCCAGGGCCAGTTGACGATCGGCTTCACCGTGCGCCACCCCGGCTGGAAACCGGAGGACGGGCAGGAAGTCCTTATCCTGCGCTCGGCGCCCGAGGCCCTCCTCACCGCCGACGCCGACGACCTGCTCACCGCCGACGCCGAGCCGATCCTGACGGGTCCCGAGCGGCTGTTCGGTGGCATCCTCCAGGAGCCCGAAGAGCAGGCGACGCCGGGGCTCGATTACCTCCGCTACGCCTGCTCGGCCGCCGACTATTCCGCGATTCCGCGCCGCCGCCTGATCGCGGCCGTTTACGAGCAGACGCCGCTCGACGTCCTCATCCTCGACATCGTCACGCGCTTTCTCGACGGCGAGGGCATCAGCACGGACGGCGTCGAGCCGGGCGGGCCGGTCGTCGAGAAGGCGGTCTTCAACTACATCCCCGTGTCCGACGCCCTCGACCAGCTCACCGAGCTGACTGGCCGCGCGTGGTGGATCGACCCGTACCGCGTGCTCAACGTCCGCTCGCGCGACACGCTCCGGGCGCCGATCGTCCTCAACAACCTGACGCTCGAGAACGGCACCGTGGCGGTGCGGCCCGATCGGAGCCAGTACCGCAACCGGCAGTTGCTGCGCGCCGGCACCGACCTGACGGACCCCCGGGCCGAGGTGGTCGTGGGCGACGGGGCGCGGCGTGTGTTTGCGACCGCCTTCCCGCTCGGCGCCGTGCCGACGGTCGAAGAAAGCCGCGCGGGTGGCGCGTGGACCGCGAAGGCCGTCGGCATCCTCGGCGTGGAGACGGGGAAGGACTGGTATTGGAACGCGGGCCAGGCGCAGGTGAGCCAGGACGACGCGGGCACGGTGCTCGCGGCGCCGGCCGATCGGACCGACCCCGCGACCGGCGACCGGCTGCGCGTCACCTACCGCGGCGTCTTTCCCGTGCTCGTGCGCTACGAGGACCCGGTCGAGATTGCCGCGCGCGCCGCGGTCGAGGGCGGCTCGGGGATCTACGAGACGGTCGAGTCGCGGCCGGCGATCGACTCGGCCCAGATGGCGATCGACACGGCGCGGGCGCTGGTCGAGCGGTACGGGCGCATCGGCCAGGTGGTCACCGGCCGGACGCCGTACCCCGGCTTCGCGGCGGGCCAGATCGCCCGCGTGCAGCTGCCGCAGCACGGCCTCGACGCCGACCTGCTCATCGAGTCGGTCGAGGCCGAGGTGCCCGAGGGGCTCGATGAGGTCTGGTACGCCCTCACGCTCATCTCGGGCGACGTCTACGGCGGCTGGCAGGCCTACTACCGCGCGCTGCAGCGGGCCGGGCAGCCCTACATCATCGCGCGCGAGGGCGAGATCCTCGTGCTCGTGCGGACGGCGGCGGCCGGCGCGGCGTGCGGAGCGGCGGTGGCGGTGTCCTACGCGGTGCCCTCCAGCGTAATCGGCGTCATGGTGATCGGGGACGGCGAGATCGGAGCGGCGGCATGAGACACGACCAGGCGCCCGTCGCGGCCTCGGTGAACGTCCACGTCGAGGTGATCGACCTCGCGAGCGGCCGGTGCGTGCAGGAGTCCTGGCACCACAACCGCGTGGTCGACGCGGGGCTCAACGCGCTGCGCGACGTGCTCTTCGGGGACGCGGGGATTCAGGTGACCCACGGGGCGGTCGGCGCGAGCAACACCCCGGCGGCGGCCGGGGACACAGGCCTTGAGGCCGAGGTCTTCCGCGACGTGGTGGCGCAGCGGGCGAAGGGCGACAAGGCCCTACAGGTGCGCTTCGTGCTCGGGAGCCAGCACGCCAACGGCGTCACCCTGCGCGAGGCCGGGCTCTTCCTCGCGGACGGCAGGCTCTACGCGCGCGTGCTGCCGGCAGCGGTCACCAAGACGGCGCTGCAGTCGGTGCTCTACACCTGGACGCTTAGCTTTGAGGCCGTGACGACATGAGCGAGACGAGGCGCGATGTGCCGTGGGCATCGGGCGTGGTCGTGCGGGTGGGCCCCGTGTCGCGCCGTCCGCCCGAGACCGCGCGGGAGCGCACCGACCGGAAGCGCGGCCAGATCGCGCAGGCACTCGCCGCGCTCGAGGGGCAGGCGGCGTCGGCCCGGGCCCGGAGTGACGAGCGGGCGGCCGAGGCGCTCTCCGGAGCGATCGCGTTTCAGCGCACGCGGCTCGAGTGGCTGCAGGAGTTCGAGCGAGCCACGGCCACCGACCGGCTGGCGGTAATCCGGCAGGCGGAAGCGGGCTTGAGCCCGGCGGTCCTGACGGCGCTGCGGGCGGGCCAGCACGAGGCGCTCCGGGGGCAGATGAGTGACGAGGCGCTCGCGCGCTACGCGCTGTGGTCGTACCTGGTGAGGGGCTGACATGGCTGGACGCTACATCCCGCTTGGACTGGTCTTCGGGGATGTGCTGACCGAAGGGCGGGCGGCGCACCTTGAGACGCAGTACCAGCACGCGAAGGGGCGCGAGCTGGCTCTCGGCGGCCTCCCGGACGTCGGGGAATCGAGCACGGACTACATCGCCGTGCCGGGCGCGATCGTCGTCCTGCTCGGCCAGGACACCGACGCGGCGCTCCACGTCATGGGGTTCGTGTCGGGCGGGACGGGCGCCTTTCGCCTCTATGACCTGACGGCCGATGCGCCGGTGGCGGGCTCGGAGGAGACCTTCACGGACACGACGCCGACCCTTCGGGTGGGCGACGTCCTAGCCCTGCTCGCCGACCACGCCTACGTGCTGCAGGTCAAGGCCTCGGTGGGCACGGAGCACGCGGTGGTGTACGGCGGCAAGCTGATAACGGAGTAGACGATGCATACGCGAGTGACGCGCGGGCTTCTGGTGGCGGGCCTTCTCCTGGCTGCGGCAGTGGCCGTCGTCGTCGCGCAGACCCAGGTCATCTACTGGAACGGGATCCCGATGCGCCTGCCCGCGACGGCCGGCGCCGTCGGCGAGTTTCTCGGGGTGGCCGACACGACAGGCGATGCCGTCACGCTCGAGTGGTCCACTCCGCAGACGCCGGAGGGGCTGTGGTCCGGGTCGGCCGTCTGGTCGACAACGGCGTGCCCTGCGGGCTGGACGGAGCTGGCCGCGGCGGCGAATCGGGTGATCCGCGTCTCGACGACCGCCGGGCAGACGGGGGGCTCGGACACCCACACCCACGACGTGACGGGAGTCACCGGCAGCCAGGGCGTGTCGATTAGCGGGAGTACGGCGAGCGCGAGCGTTGCGCACACCCACGGCTACAGCGGCGCCACGTCGACATCGAGCGGAAACCAGATGTCGGTGCAGACAATGACGACGTCCTCGGCGAGCGGGTCCGGGGTCCCGATCGACGCCATGCCCGGCGACTACCATGCCGCGGTGATCGGCCACGACCACACGTACTCGGGCACGACGACCGGGGCGTCGAGCACCGCCCACACGCACGGGGCGGGCACGCTGGCGGGTGGCTCGCACGGCCACAGCGACGGCAGTCTAGCAACGGCGAGCGCGTCGACCGTCCAGGCGTATTACACCTTGCGCCTGTGCGTGAAGGACTGAGGGACCACGATGGCGACCATCAAGAACTCCGCCGCCGACCTCGCAGGCAAGACGCTCCTCAAGGCCGGGGACCACGATGGCGACCATCAAGAACTCCGCCGCCGACCTCGCAGGCAAGACGCTCCTCAAGGCCGAGGACTCGCAACCGGTCACGGGCCTGAAGACATTTCTGCGGGCACCGCTCGCGCCGTTCGGGGTGGAGGCGAGCAGCGCAGTCGTGCCGAATCTCGACGCGGACCTGCTCGACGGCGAGCACGGGGCGGACTACCACGACGCCGCGCAGCTCACCGGCACGGTGCCGGCGGCGGCGATTCCCGATCCGCTGCCGGCGCGGTCGGCGGAGAACCTCGTCAACATCCCGTCAGCTAACCTGACCGGTCCGGTGCCGGCGGCCTCGCTCCCGGCGCTCTCGCCTGTGTTCCAGACGGTGGCCTCGACCGGCACGGTGGACGACCTCGCGCTGAACGACGAGACGACCGACCTGCTGTGCACGAACGCCTCCGCCCTAGTCCTGACGGGGCTCGCCGGTGGGTCCGCCGGGCGCCGGATCTGGGTCCACGCCGCTGGGGCCGGCTCCGTCAAGGTGGCCCACCAGGGCGCGGGCTCTGCCGAAGCCAACCGGGCGATCGGCGTCTCGACGGCGGGGCAGATCCTCGGGCAGGGCGGGCTCTTGCTGCTCGTGTACGACAACACGGCGTCACGGTGGCGGATTTACTTGGTCGACGCGGGGGCGCCGATTTTGGTCGCGTTCGCGGGGGGGAATTTCACCGCAAGCGGCGCGATGACCTGGACGGTGGCGGCGGGGGATGTCTACGCGAATCGCTTCACACAGGTCGGCAGGTGGCTCATCTGGGACGTGTGGCTCTACACGACGGCCGTGGGCGGAACGCCCTCAACCGCGCTCCGCATCGCGTTGCCCGCCGGCTTGGTGGCCGCCGGAAATGCGGCCGGTCCCTGCTCCGTCATTGATAACGGCACCGCCACGAACGGCTACTACCAGGTCGACGATGCCGGCACGTTCGTGAGCATCTACCGTGCGCAGACGGGCGGAAACTGGGCGGTCTCCGCCGGCAACACGACGGTCGCAGCGCAGTTCCGCATTCAGGTGGCCTAGGAAGGCGAGATCGAGGTGCAGTCATGGCCGAACGACTGACGCTGTCCACACCAAAGGTGCAGCCGGAGAAGGTGACGGCGGCGTTCAAGGTGGTCGCGATCCTCCTGTGCCGGCTCCCAGCCGCGGTGAGCGTGCACCTGCTCGGGGACCAGGGAGAACGGATCGAGGTGCGCACGGACACCGAGGCCGAGGCGTTGACCGTGCTGCGCGCGCTGAACACGGCCGACCTGACCACGAAATCGCTGGAGGCTCGCGCGATGGAATGGTGCGCGACGAAGCGTCCGGATCTGGCCGGGGCGGTCACGGGCCAGCCGGACTGAGGGGACCAGGCGGGGGGCGGCCAGATAGACGGTCCGGCCGCTCCCCTGAGCGCGGCAGGCGACACCGACGCCAGCCGGCCTAGCCGCGCAATGTATCCCACGGCGGCGGGGGGGGGGATATGAAGGGACTGAGAGCGGGCATCCTCATCGGCGCCGTCCTGCTGCTGTCGAGCGGCGCGCTCGCCAGTCAGGGCGGCACCACGGATCCGGCTGAGGGTGGCGAACTCATGAAGTGGGCCGTCACGCAGGGTGGTCTCACGGTCGTCGTCATCCTTCTGATCTGGAACGAGATCCGCCGGTCGCAGGCGCTTCAGGCGGCACTGCTTGAGGTCACCGAGGCGCTCGGTAAGGCCACCGAGGCCTCGCGCGAGCAGAGCCAGGCCTTCGCCAGAATGGTGCGATCGGTCGAGCAATGTGAGGCAGTGCGCCAGATGGTACGGAACGCGGAGCGCGAGTGAGATGACCCTCACGGCCTACCAGGTGGCGCGGCGGCGCATCGGAACCCGGGAACGGGCCGGAGACCGCGACGATCCCTTCATCACTTGGTGCCTCTCCCTGGTCGGCTACCCGGACGCCCACGACGAGGTCCCCTGGTGCGCGGCCTTCGTCGCGGGGATCGCGGAGCTGCTCGGCTTGTCGCGCTCGCGCTCGGCCGCCGCCCGCAGCTGGCTGACGGTCGGCCTCCCGGTTCGGTTCGAAGACGCCCGAGTCGGCGAGGACATCGTCGTGCTGGCTCGCGGGAGCAACCCGGCGGCCGGGCACGTCGGCTTTTTCGCTGGCTTCAACGAGGACGAGACGCGCGTGCGGGTGCTCGGCGGGAACCAGGGAGACGCAGTGAGCGTCGCCGACTTCCCCACGCGCGACGTGCTCGGCATTCGGCGGCTGGTCTCTGAGGCCGTAGACGCCCCTGTACGGGCCGCGGCGACGGGGACGGGGGAGACATCGTCCAGGCCAGCGATCGCCTGACGGCGCCCCCGTGGCGCCGGGCGGCGGGCCCGTTTCGCGGAAAGGTCGGTGATCGGTGGCCGGGACGATGCGCGGGGAGCCCCTGATGCTCTGCCCTCGGCATCCGGGGGAAGAGGGGATCTGGTATCGGGCGCCGAAGGGATGCCCGCTCTGTCGGGCGCTGCGCGAGGTCGAGCAGTGGCGGGCGCTGGCGCGGGAGACGGGCGGGAACGGCAACGGCCGGGAGGCGCTCCCGACGAGGACGTGAGGAGGATCGACATGCGACTGAAGTGGACGGGGCGACTCATTCTCCTGGCGGCGCTGCTCGGGCTCGTGCCGGCGCTCGCGCAGGCGCAGGCGGTTGGGACCGTGACGCTCGAATCGACGGTGAAGCACTACGGCGTCCGGATCTACACCTTTCGCTGGGTGGCCGGCGCCGACGGCGCGGTGTCGGGGCACCCGCTGAAGGTGGTCCCTGGCCGCGTGGTGAGCGTGAAGGCGATCCCGGACACGGCCGCCGCGACGAAGCCGGACGCGAACTACGACCTGACGATCTTGGACCAGGACGGCTTCGACGTGCTGTACGGCCAGGGCACCGACCTCAAGGTGGACGCGCCGAACGCGCCCTCGATGTTCCTGTTCCATCCGACGCACTTCAACGATCAGCGGCTCGACATTCGGATCGCGCAGGCAGGCGCCGTCGGTCGAGCGGGGCGCGTGATCCTCACGATCGAGTAGGCGCTCAGACGCCGCAAGGGGAGGCATGTCATGACGCACGCGCGCACGCGGTTACCGCTCGTCGGTCTCCTGGCGGTCATCCTCATCCTGCTGCTGGCGCCGTCGCTGTGGGCGCAGAGCATCCCGAGCTACCGCTCGCTGGCTGAGACCGTGGCCAAGGAGCTGGGCTACCCGAACCGCACCTCGGAGGATGGCGCCGGCCAGGTGACGCGGGAGGTGGCGGCGCGGATCTACTGGACGGTCGGTGACCACGACTTCGGGTTGCTGCGGAAAAAGCCGGGTCAGACTCAGTACCTGGGCCACGGCATCGACGTCCTCCTGCATCGGCCGACCGGGATCGTCGTGGACATTGTGACAGCCAGCGGCACGCCGGCCTCGCGGACGTCGTGGCAGGTCCAGAACAAGGCGACCGACCCGCGCTACGACGAGTCGTACTTCATCGTCCCCCCGAAGCCGGCCACCACGCCCCCGCCCGATCCTGACCCGGAGCCCGACCCCGACCCGCCGGCCGACACGCTGACGCCCCGGGTGACGGCGCTTGAGCAGCGGGCCGCCGAGCAGGCCGCGCAGGTCGCGAGCCAGGCGGCGGCCCTCGCCGAGCTGATGGAGCGGCTGCTCGCGCTCGCGCAGCGGGTCGCCATCCTCGAACACGCGGGGCCGGGCGGCGAGCTCGTCTGCGTGGAGGTCGAGGTCGAGACCTCGCGCGACAGCTGGCTCCCGCACCGGCACACGATCACGGTCCCGCTGTGCAAGCCGAAGGAGCCGCCGAAATGACCGAGGTCCGCACGGCCGCCAGCGACCTGCACAAGATCCACCGGTCCGCCGGCAAGGTGGAGCCCTGTGACGACGCGAAGGTCGAGGCGTGGGTGCGGCGGACGATCGACCTGCGCGCGATCGAGGCCCTCGTGCTCGGTGACGCCTCGGACACGACGCGCGACGACGATGCCCGCGAGGAGGCGGGGTTCTACTTCGGCCAGGCGATCGGGCGGCCGTTCGCACGGCGTCGCATCCCGACGGTGTTCGTGAGTGGCAATCACGACCCCTTCCGGAAGCTGAACCAGGGGCGGTTCCTGCGCGCTCTCGTCGCGGGCGGCTTTGAGCCGAGCCTCGTGACGCTGGCGAATGGCCCCTTCATCCAGCGGGGGATCTTCGTGCTCGGCCACGGCCACCCCTTCGACCCGTCGTGCCGGGGAGGCAACGTGCTGACCGTGGTCGGCGAGGTCTTCACGCGCGCGGACCAGGTGCTCGACCAGATCGGGTTCGACCTCGAGGCGTTCAACCCGGCCGCCTACGTGCCGGCGCCCGGCGACGACCCGATCCTCGACCGCCCGATGCACCGCGCCGCGATGCGGTGGGCGGCGCAGTACGGTGCGCACCTGATCTGCGGCCACTCGCACGTCGCGCACGAAGTCTCGGGCGCGTGGAACGGGCGGGCGTGGTCCGTCTGGAATACCGGGGCGCTCACGAAAGAGACGCCCGGGACGTTCGTCTGGTTCACCGACGAGGGCGCCGGCGGCGTCGAGGCGCTCTGAAGGAGGCTGGTATGCCGGCGATGACGTGGGTCCCGGGCGAGGCGACGGTGGTCGCGATCGCCGAGGCGGTGACGGCCGTCGCGCAGACGGCGAAGGCGGCGATCGAGGCGGCTTCGCCCGAGCAGCGCGCGGCGGTCGGGACGTTTTGGGCCGAGGCGCTGAAGCCCTGGATCGAAGTGGCCCGGGCCTTCAACAAGCTCCTCGGCGTCGACAAGGAGGGCTGAGGTGGAAGGACAGACGCTCGCGCAGATCGTCGTCGGCATCATCGTCTCGTACCTGCTGCAGCGGTTGAAGGGGGCGCCCTGGTTCCCGGTCCTGACCGAGACCTCGACGCGCTACGTCAAGCTCGGCGTGTCGGCTGTGCTCGCCGCGGCCTCGGCGCTCGCGATCTCGGTGGCCTGGGACGGCGCCGCCGGCGTGCTGACAATCAGCGGGCTCACCGTGGACAACGTGCTCGCGGGCGCGCAGGCGTTCCTCGTGAGCTTCCTCAGCCAGCACCTCTCGTACGAGGCGCTGCTGCGCGCGCCCACGAAGGCGAAGCCACCCGCGCCGGTGGGGTGAGGTCGTGAGCGAGTTCCACTGCCCGGCGTGCGCGAGGTAGAGCCGCTGCGCACGTTGCGGTGCGATTGTTGCGGATTGGCGTTGACGGCGAGGATTCACGAAAGGACGCGACCTATGCATCGACGACTGTCTCTCCTGATCCTGGCCGCCTGGGCGATCGCCGCGGCCGCCGGGCCGGCCTTCGGCCAGGTCGCCCGCTCGCACGAGGTGCTCACGATCGCCGACACGGCCGTCGGGCTCGCCTCGGCCACCCGCATCGTCGACGGCGCCTCGATGACCGTGTGTGCCGGCACCCTCGAGGGCGGGCCGATTCGCTTCCTCTACCACGGCGCGACGCCCACGGCCACGACCGGCGAGCCGCTCGCGGTCGGGGACCGGATCACGATCGAGGGCGCGCGCAACCTCGCGCAGTTCCGCGCCATCCGCACGACCGCTGTGTCGGGCGTGATCCGCTTCACGTGCGGCCGCGTCACGACGCTCCGAGGCGACGTGACCGTGACCCGGGGGGCGACCGTCGCGGTCTCGGGGGTGGTCGCCACGACGCCGGACGCGACGGTGGTCACCGAGGACTGGACCTCGAGCGCCGGCCAGACGGCAACGGTGGCCGTGACGGTCGGCGCGGGGTGGCTCCGCCAGGTGACCCTCACCCCGAGCAGCGGCGGGACGGCGCCCACGGCCCTCTACGACGTGACGCTGACTACCGCCGCGGGGACCGACCTACTGAGCGGGTCGGGGGCCGACAACTCCGCGACCATCGCGAAGATCATCCAGGTCGACGGCATCTACCTCGAGGCCGGGACCGTGACGATCAACGTATCGAACGCGGGCGCCAGCAAGGCCGGCACCGTGACCCTGGTGATCCAGTAGGCGCGGCGACAGGAAGGAGACCGACATGACGAGACGCAGGACGCTCCTGGTCGCGGCGCTGGTGGCGGTGGCGCTGCTCGTGGCCTCGCCGGTGCTGCGGGGCCAGGTGGTGAAGGCGGCGCGGCAGCTGTACGGGTCGACGCTCTACGTGGTCGGGGGCGGCTACATCGGAGGGCCAGTCGGGATCGGCACGAGTCCCGTCGCGGGGGCGCCCGCGACCCTCGCCGCCGGGACCGGGACGGCGACCATCATGCCGGCGGGCGTCCTCACCGCCTCGGCCACGATCACCAACTCCCCTGCCGATACGAATGAGAACGACCTGTTCAGTTACACGCTGCCCGCCAACACCTTGTCGCGTAACGGCGATGCCGTGGAGGTGATCGTCTGGGGCACCACGGCGGCCAACGCCAACAACAAGACGCTGAAGCTGTATTTCGGCGCGACCAACGTCGCTAACTCCCCGACCTCCGGCTATAGCGGGATCTTCTGGTATCTCCGGGCGACCGTGATCCGGGTGGACGCCACGCATCAGCGGTGCATCGGGGATTTCGTGGTGACGGGCGGCGTGATGCGCCCGAACGGCACCTCTCCGGCCGCCACCCTGACGGGTGACGTAGTGATCCGCATGACGGGCACCAGCGCGGTCGGCGGGGCCGGCGACATCGTGCGGCAAGGGGCCATCGTCCGGTATCTGCCGGCGGTTCTCTCGGGGACTTGACTCATCGGGCTTGGTGACAGCAAGACCGCCAACGGCGCGACCTGGATCGCGGAGACGAGCAGCGCCGGCTGGCGGGCGACTGGCACCGAGTGGGTAACGGGGAACGGCGGGGTGGGGGGCGCGACGGCAGCCACGGCGGCGGCGTCGATCGCCACGATTCTCGCTCCGTGGGATGCGAGCGCCGAGGCGCTTATCGTGTTGTGCAACTGGGGCGCGAACGAGATGACCGGCGCGCTGCCCGCCGAGGCGACGTGGGAAGCGAACTACTTGACGATCATTGACGCGGTGCTCGCCAAGTGGCCCAACGCGACGGTCTACCTGATGTACCCGTGGATTCAGGGACAGGACGCGAAGGCGGCGACCCTACACGGCTACATCGACACGATCATCGCGGCCCGGCCAGGCGGGCGGGTGGTCGCTGGTCCCGACGAGGCGGTGTGGCTGAAGGGGGCCGACGACGGCGCGACCATGACGACCGACGGCATTCACTACAGCGCGGCGGGGATGCTGGAGGCGGCGGCGCAGTGGGCGACGGTGCTGGGGTGGTGAGACTGATCCGCCCGGTGCGCCCCCCGTGACTGGCGGGGCGCTCCGGGGCGGGCTATTCGGACAGTGGAGAGCGATCCTATGTGGAGATGGCTCATTGATCACGCCCCCCCCGGTGGTGCCGCACGCGCTGGCCGCTTCGACGGTACTACTGGCAGGCCGAGGAATTAGCGGCAGCACGGCGCGAGGCAGCCGCGCTCGCGCGAGTCCTCGGGATCGGGTCGGAAACGCGGTGAGTCGGGACGGGGGAAGTGACCTTTCGGTGAGGGGTGAGGATAGGAGCGGCGAGCGATGCGCTGCCTCATGTGTGGTGGGCCGCCGCCGGCGCGGGGCTGCAGTTGTGAGACGGACCGCCTCAGCCCCCAGCGGCGGAAGGCTCTCCAGGAGCTCGCCGTCTATCGCCGCTTCCCGGACCTCGACGCGTGGATGGCGGCCCAGGACCGGGCGCGGCGGCTGGCGCCGCCGGTGGCGGATCCGACGCGCGCCATCCGCGGGCACTTCCGGAACCTCAACGCGATCGGCGGGAGGGCCGCGGGATGACCCCCACCCCGAGCGAGCTCGCGGCCGCGCACGCGCACTTGGTCGAGTGGGCCGTCCGGCGGCTGCGCCGGCGGCGGCCGTGGGTCGACCTCGACGACGCGCGCGGGGTCGCCGGTCTCGCGCTGGTCCAGGCGGCGCGCTTGTACCGCGCGCAGCCCGGGGGCTCGTTCACGGGGTTCGCGCTGCAGCGGCTGGACTTCCGTTTGCGGGACGCGCTCCGGTCCGGCGAGCTGACGCGCAGCCGGCGCGTGCGCCGGCCCGGTGGCCGCGGGCGCTGGTGTCACGAGGTGCCGCTCGAGGTGTGCCGATGCGTGGTCATCGACCGCGTCGACGCGCTCGCGCAGCGGCGCCTCGACCTCGCGGCCGGCCTGCGACGCTTGCCTCCGCGCGAGCGCCGCCTGGTGTGCCGCCTCCTGGCGGGGGACACGCACGACGTGATCGCGGCGGACCTCGGGGTCAGCCTGTCGCGGATTACGCAGCTGCGCGCGCGGGCGCTCGCGCAGCTGCAGCGGGAGTGTGGCGCCGCCGCGTGAGCGGCGCGAGAGGAAGGGAGGAACCGATGCAACGCCTCGCGTTCGCCGTCGCCGTCGTGCTCGTGCTGATCGCCGCCCCCGCGCTCGCCGGGTCCGGGCCGGGCCTGCTCGCCTCGGGCCTGCGCCTGGCGGCCGACCAGGCGACCCCGCCGCCGATCCTCTTCAACCCTGACGGCGTGATCTCCTTCGACAGCGTGGATCACGACAAGGCTGTGTCTTACCAGGTGGGCTGGTTCCGCGCCGAGGACCAGGCGGTCCCGGATGTGGCCGAGACCGTGCTCGTCACGAACGTGACGACCAACGCGAGCGCGCCGACGTACACGCTCCAGGCGCGGACCCGTCCGCCGTTCCGGCGCTATCTGCTTCGAGTCAAGCTCGTCGCCCTCGCGACCTCGTGCGACGCCGATCTGGGGCCGTGTGAGTCCAGCTGGTCTCCGACGGCGACGTGGACGAAGGACGGCGCGTCGGGCACGTGGCTGGGCTACACGCCGCGCAACGCGACCGGCGTCGTCTTGCACTAGGCCTCGAGCCGCCGCGCGTGAACTCGTCCTGTCGCCGAAGGGAGGCTCGCATGGGCGCGCCGACGGTCGCCGACCTGGTGCTCTTCGCGATCGCGCTGCTTGTCTGCGGCTGGCTCGAGCACCATTACGGGAGGGGGTGAGGTCGATGGAGGGAGCAGGCGCCGGCCTGGGACCGCGGGCGGCCCCGCTCGCGTGGTCCGGCGCCTGACGTCACTGGGCCTCGCTCTCGCCCCAAGCGGGAGGGGCGGCGGATAGCCCGGCGACAGGCCCCAGCATAGCACGGGACCACGGGGTCCCCCAAGTTTTCCCCCAGGCGCACTAGCTTGGGGGAGGGCCGAATCCTTGTAAGTGATTGGTGCGGAAGCGGGGATTTGAACCCCGATGGGCTTGCGCCCACTAGCTCACTGGGCGTGGGAGCCTGCCCCTGGCGTCGAACTTACGGTAGCGCGTAGTTTTTCCTTGACTCGCCTACCGCCGTGGCGGTAGGGTCTACGCGTGCCCGTAAGACGACCCGCGACGCCCGGCGCTCGAATTCGGCAGATCCGGGAAGCCAGGGGCCTAACCCAGACCGCTCTCGCCGGCCGTGCGCGGATCTCCCAGACCTACCTCAGTGACCTTGAGCTCGACCGCAAGAGCCCCACGGTCGAGAAGGCCCAGGCGATTGCTGCGGCGCTCGGTGCCACCGTCGATGAGTTGTGGCCGGTCGCGCGGGAGACCCAAGTGGCTCATGGGGCTGAGGGTACGACAGCGCCGGCCGGCAGCGCGACATAACTCTTTTCTGTGAGGGAGCGTTCCCGATGATCTCCTCGCACCTCCTCGACTTTCCGTTGATCTGCTGGTGTCTCGGCATCGCCCCGCTGCTGATCCGGCGGTGGGATTGCGGCCGGATGCTCGACGAAGCCCTCGAGGCGAACCACGTCTCGCGGAAGGAAGCGGCGGCGGCGATGGGGTGGCAGCCGCCGCAGCTGTCGAGCGCCATCTCCGGCCAGGGCCGCGAGCACCTATCCCTCGATCGCATGACCAACCTACCGGACTTGGTGTGGATGGAGCTGATCGTCGCGATCGGCGTGCAGCTCGGCCTCATGGACCCGCCCGCGAAACGCACCGAGCGGCTGGCCCGCGTCACGTGTCGCATGGTCAAGGCCAGGCTCCGGCGCGAGAGGGGAGAACGGCAGTATGCGTGACCGAGTCCAGCGTCTCAGCGGCGGTGCGGTGGTGGCGGTCGGCGCGGCGGCCTTGATGGTGCGCCTCGGCGCCGGGGTGTTGAGCGCCCCGATCGGCATCGTGGACTGCGCGACGCAGGTGTGTCCGTTCAACTCGTGGCTCACCGCGTGGCTGGTGTTCGGGTGCTTCTGTTGATGATGCCCGTCCTGCACGGCCTCGCCGGCGTCGTGGTGGCCGCGAGCTACCTCGCGTACCTCC